ATGAGACGCTTGATGTGGCCGTTGAGTGGAAAATTGAAATTATAAACATTTCCAATGTGCAACTTATCAAGACCGCTAGGTAAAGCCGCGCTTGTGTCTGAGACTTCCGAAGCGCCGTTGAGTGACCCTAAAATATCATTAACTTTATAGCTTATTGCCGCCCTGTTTAATTGATTTAAATTAATATTTCCTACTGTGAGAGAAGCTGTAGTCACACCCGAAGACCTGACGAATGCATTTAAGCTTACGCTGGGCAGGTAAATACCCATCCGATTAGCGTTCGCATCAGAAGAATTGTGATACTCAAAAATGTGTGGGATATTGGTTGTAGTCTTAGGTGCTGTTTCTACATAGGTAGTCCCCTCAGTTGCATTAAAGAAGTCCGTGAAGGCACTGCCGGAAATCACAAGGTCGTCAGCGGCTCGCGTCACGGTGGAACCTGATGTCGGTATTAGGGACGTGGCCACGCTTCCGCTCTCGACTTGAGCGCCCCAGATGTAAACAGTCGCTGTGTCAGGGACGTTAGGTATTCCATAGCCATCTCGCAACCCAATCTGTAATGAACCGCCTGTGTCAGTTTGTTCTATCCGTGTCCATTCTGTTGTAACATCATAAGCCACCCAGTTACTTGAGTTCCTTATGACAATCCTTTGATGTGTGTCGGCTTTAATAAACACACTTGCAGTGTTTTGTTGTGCAGGGAAAGCGTCGGACAGAATGCTATAATTAGATGGGTCATCTGCTGCCCCTTTGTTGAAAACAACCTTGTCGGCACTCTGTGTGCCATCAGGCGCAATTGTGTCGTTAGATGTTATAGCCGGAGCTACACCAGTTCCCCCGCTTTGTTTATCCCAAGACGATTGACTAAAGTCTTCACTGTAAGTAACCAAGTTAGTCGCACTCGGCTCCACCAGAATCATCGGCACTCGTGGGCCAAAGGTAGGCCCTGTGATAAACTTCGGGCTGCCCGTTGTGTTCTCCACGAAGGAACTCGCGGTTGTGCCTTCTTCAAACTGTGGCTGTGTTATCTCATAAACATCATTGCCAGCACCAAACTGTAGAATTCCAAAATAAACATTACCACCACCACTTGCGCCTAACATTGTAACACTAAACTGTTGCCATTCTGTAGTTACAGAAATCGCTGTTTGATTGCCTGACGCGGAAAAACCGTGTCGCATGTATAGTGGGGTTGAGCCAGAAATTCTCCTTATATAAAACGAGCCTGTGTAACTTACACCGCCGATTGTATTAATAGTTGTTTGATAAATTCCACCTGTTGTAACTCCATCAAAAGTAAGCCTTCTTACAGCATTTCCTTGGTAATCATCTGCACCTTGTGCGACCACGCCGCTTTGAGCAGCCCAGCCTTGCGAGAAGTCAGTATATCCAATCCGCTGAAACTTCGTCGGAGTCAACTCGGCTCCCTGTGTCTGGTCAACGCGCACCGTGTTCGCTGGGGCTGACGCTATGAGACCGTTAACGTCTGTGAACGTGGCGGTTCCTGCCCTTGTAGCCGTAATAACATCAAGCGTGTCTTGCTTGCTTGGGTCTAGGTCTAGCGTGGGATTCTCCAGCGTGCCTATCATTGACGTGCGAGCGTCAAAGAGCAAATAAGGATCAAGGTCTAATGGATTAAATCCTCCACCTTTTGAAAACAATCCGGCGTTAAAAAAAATGCCAGCTTTGCCGTGAAGACCGGACTTAGCAGCATCAATACCTGGGTCTGGCCTCTGGAGCTTCATTCTTTCTTTTCTAAGACTAGCTCTGTATTAGTTGCAGAAGGAGTAATCTCCAATGTGTCGTCAGAGGAAAACGTAAGCAGGAACTTTTCCTGACCGTCCGTTACTGGCGATCCTTCAACTTCAATATATGAGCCATTCAAAGCCTTCCTTTTAATCGTAAGATCTCCAGCGTTAGCAGACACATAGTATGTGCGGCCCCGCTCAATCTTAATGATGTCAGGATTGGTATCTGGGAATGTAATTGTCATTTTTATTTATGGTTAAGATTTTTTCTCAGGCGCTTTCATTGACCAAACGCCGCCGATGATTGTCATAATTGCTCCAATAAGCTCAGGCATAAGGTCAGCACTAAGCCATTCTTGAGCAACAAGGTAGCCCCCTCCAAAGGTTAGAAGGTGACGAATAATTCCAAGGATTTGCTTTTTCATAGTTTTGTTTAGTTGATTCTATACCAGTCTCCCCCGTTTGTTACAAATGTTGCCGAGCCGTAGTTTACGTTAATTGTTGCTGACCCATTAATGCTAGCAGACGAATCAGAAGAATGAAGCGCAACAGAAATATTGTTTGAAGATGCGTTGCCATCTTTGTCAATAATAGTGACTGAATGACTATTGTTTGTTGTAGCGCCAGTATATAATATTCTTGGCAATCTAACTGTTCTTACCCCAGTACTCGTTCCTTCACAAAAAACATGGTCTTCAATTCCTGTCATGTCTTGAAACAAGCCTTGAAGAGTTGTAGTTAAATTGTTTTTTCTTATTAACGAAACTTTTGCGTAAGGATCATTGCTACTACCAGTGCTAATACCAGAAGAAATAACTGTTCTTAAATCATCTCCTTGATCATTAGCTTCATTTACATGATAATTAATAAATCCTCGACTATCTTGATCTAAAGAATAGTTATTTGCGCCAGGTCTTATTCCAAAAGGACTTAAATGAACAAGCTCATTATTCCAAAGTTTTACTTGGTAAATTTCGTCATTAGGAATATCAGCAAATCTGTAGATACCTAAATCTGGAAATCCAAGGGCAGAACAAGTATTATCGTGAAGGTGAATAACAGCATCGCTATCTTGAGGAATACCGACATTAATTACAAGAATCGCACTACGGCTGTAAGCATGAAATGGGATTTTTACTGTTGATCCATAACCCAAAACCCTCATGTTTTCAGCTATGCATTTTCCGTCATTAACATTAATAACTTCAGTAGCTCCCTCAATCTGACCCCCAGAAACTTTAAGCCTGCCGCCATCCTGATCAATGACAGTGTCAACATCTGAAGTGTCTGCAATGACTAAGCTTAAATGCCCACTATCTAAATGCACCCCTGTCGTGCAAGACGTAAACGAAACTTGGGTCGCGTAATGAGTGTTGTTTGTAGCAGTGCTTCCTTTTGTATAAAATAATCCTTTAGTGCAGTTTTTAAACAAGCATCCATGAACTTGAGTTTTAGCAGTTGAGTTAAACTCAATACCGGTATGAAAATCTAAAATGTAAATATCGTTAATCTTCCAGCCTTCTGCCTGCCACAAATTACCAACAGCACCATCATTTGCTAAAAATTTAGAAGTAGATGTTTTGCCAGGCCCAGTAACAGAAAGGTTTTTGATCTCACCAAAGTTGTTTGCTCCTACTGAAGTAGATGGCATTCTGCCTGAGTTTTGCTCATCAGGCTTAATTTGAAACATATTAACCCCAGCCCCTAGCCCTGCCCCATTAAGGATTGTAGCTCCCATTGATTCACCTTCAATGATCTGCCCTTTATTAAATAGCTGTATAGTCGTATTGACTCTATATGTGCCATCGGCAATAAATACCCGACCATCAGTGTCACAAGCCTTCTGGATCGCTAAACCGTCAATTTCCTCTGTAACAGCCGTGCATCGCGGATACACCGCTTGAGCGGCTGTCAGCGTAGAATATAAATCACTAGCAGGGTGTGAAGCTCCATCGCCAAACGCTCCGTAATCTTTAGGGGTTACAGCGCCCGCCACGTTTTGTGTGGCTGATTGGGCCGCTATTGCGCTGGCTTGAGCTAATTGCGCTTGGTTGTAAGCGTAACCAGCTTGTTCTTCAGCGCTGTCGGAAAAAACCTGCATTGAATTTAGGCTAGGAATATCTAAATGATCAACCTCTTGCTGAGCAGTTCTTAAAACAGGATTTCCATCTGCATCAAAACCAACAGTTGTGTTAATTTTGTTTTGAGTAGTCGCATTCGGAGGTAAAAACGTAGATCTGTCCTTAACCTCTTGATTGATAAGGATTTGCCTATCAAAGCCTTCTGCGACCTCAGTGGCCGGCATACGTCCGGCTGTCTGAAAATCCTTATCCTGGGTAAGCGATGTTATTCTATAGATAACCACAGAAGCTCCAGAGGCCGGCGCAGTCGCTAATCTAATCCCAACATTAGCTTGTCTCGTCCATTCCGTGAGAACTCCAGCAACCTCAACTTTTACTTCTGATTGCTCAAACCATAGATTAGGCACGGAAAACACTTGGTTAGCGCCGTCTCCAGTGTAATTTCTAGGAGAATATTGCTCAGTTACTGGCATAGCTGTTAATAAATGTTATTTCGTTGACTTTCAAGGTTAAAGTAACTTACTCGACGACTGGCATTGTCCTAATTACCTCTTCTACCATATTCCAAAATACCGCTGCTGTAGCAGCCTCTTCTCTAATCATCCCCGCTGCTTGAAGCGTTTTACGGACATCTTTAGAAAAATCATGGGAATTCTCCATGCTTTCAAGTGTAATTAGCCTCTGAGCGGCTGGAATTGCTTTTGTCGGATCATCAAGTAATCCTTCATTTGGGAAAACTGGAGGAGTATCCATCCCAAGTTTTTTAGCTAATGATATAAAACCACTCTCAGCTTTTGGGCCTACAATTGGAACACCATTAAAGTTATCAGTCATAGACTTTAAAACTAATTTATCTACATTCCAGTTTTCCTCATCAAAAAACTCATCATCTTCTCCTTCATCACGAAGATCAGCAATTGCAGCTCGTATGACTGAACCAAGAACTGCAAATCCTACACCATAGACCATTGCGTTTTTAACACGATCTCGCTTTCTAACAGCATTAAACATTTCCCAAAACGCTGATCCCAGTTTTTGGCGAGGTTCAGAAGCAAATGCAAAAAAAGCGCGAAGCGCAACATTACCCTGCGCCCGATTTTCAACCAACGATCTACGAGCTTTTCTGACTGGCTGAGCTACTCGTTCAGTTCTTTTGCCCGCTTCTTTATGAGCAGCCGTCTCAAGAGCCGTGCCAGTCAATCCCTGATCTTGTCTAATCTCATTTTTAACATGATCAAAAATTGCAGCGTACGTTGCTGTAGTAAAAATAGCATCTGAAAAACCAATTGCTTGTCCAATTTTATCCGAATAAAATGAAAGCTTTGTTGGTTTCTTTGTTCTTGCGTTTGAGTAAGCAAGCCTAACCATTGGTAAGGTATCTGCTAAACGGCCTTGAATATAGGGAGATCTCCAAGCTACAGAAAGATCTAGTTGGCCAGTGGCTGCTTTTGCTAGCTTCGACATATAGGCTCTAGCAGGAATTTGCGCTGCTGCACCAGCAACCTGGGATGCCTGTATAACAATTGTAGACAATTTACCAAATAAAGCCATTCGCGAAACCCTTGAAATCATTCGATCTAAACTAGCCCAAAACGACATGCCAACTGATGTGTCTTTAATTCCTTGTTTCGCAAGATCTTCAATCCAGCTTTGAAGCTGCCTAAGCCCACTAGCGCCAGATTTAGCCTCAACAATTTCGCGAGCTTCTCTGCGACCAAACAAGGCTTTCATGTCTCTTGTCAACTCCGCAGTCGCAATCCAATGTTCAACTTGAGTTTTGTGAGCTTGAAATATTTCAATTGCGCCCTCAACCCTAGGTTTAGCTATTGCTGACTTTGATCGACGTTTAAACATTGAAGGAGTAGCTTCCATCGCGCCAACCTGCTCACCGGATAAAGGGTCCATTACTGCCCCAGCAAGACCCCCAATGCTAATCATTTTAGGCGCAACTGTAACCGGTGAATACTCTTCGTTTTTAACTAAAGTTGAACCACGAATTTCTTCGTAAATTGGATTCACCATTTCCCACTCGCCAGCGTATTGCTCAGAATACCATTCCATGACCCTCATATCACGATCATCAAGTTTTTCTTCAAGCTGAACAAAAAACTCTGGAGTAAACTCCCATCGCTTACCATCTCCCTCAAAGTGCCGGCGACCGTCTGCTTGTCGATACATCATTAACCAGTGAATAATCTGGCTTTTGGTCATTGATTTTGGCGCTCCTTTTGATCCCAAGCTATCCAGTTTTACACGTTCTGTTTTTAAATCATATTTATATCTATAACCTTTAACAACATCCCCATTAAAAAAATCTGCATAGAACTGAGATTCATCATATTCGCGCTCAACACGCATCTGCTCACGATCCCGATAAGATTCATATTCCCGATCTACCAGTTGATTAACAACATCAATACGACCAAAAGTTGAAATCAAGAATTGCTCAAAATCAATAAACTCACGACCAATTGATTTTGTGTTATCCCACATTGAACCAATAGCCTCTTCTGATTTTGTGATCGCCTCGTCAATCTCCTCGTCAGACTTGCCGTCTCTAAGGTTTTGTATAGCAGCCTCAATCATTTCAGAACGCAACGCTGCTTTGATTTTAGACTGAAGCCATCCCCGCTCATAAAACGCCGCTGCATTTTCAACAGCAACTGTCATTTCTTCCGCTGTTTGCTCTTTCCATTCTGCAAACCCTTCAACAATTGATGGTGCAGTATTGTAATAACCATCCCATTCAGCTGTTAATTGACCAGAATCTTCGCGAATTTGACGTTCTTTTTCCATCCCAGCAATAACAGCCTCGGCAGTAGTTGCTCCTGAGAAAACGTCTTTAATGACCTCAAATAGCCTGTGAACGGTAGCTCCCTTAGTTCCTTTATCTACCTCGCCTGTCTTAATAGTTGCCAATCCGCTCTTAATAAGCTTCTTAGCTTCTTTAGTCATCTCCCTTTTAATAAAGCGCTCAATAACATCGTCAGCTTTATCTAACTTTTTCTCCAAAAACTTTAACCGAGCTTCGTCAGTCTTGAGATTACCAATCTGCACAAACCCACCCATGCTGCCACGCAACTTTGGTGGCAACGCTTTAAGGATTGCATCATACATTACAAGGGCGCGTTTCGTCCTTTCTGTTGGATTGTAATCTTTTTTTTGTTTTTCGACTTCTCCCTTTAGCCATTCATCAGCAAATGTTTTTGCCTCAGATTTTACTCCGCGAAGTTTTGCCATCGCTGCTCTAAAGTCTGCTTTTTGACTAGCAACTGACTCTCTTTCACTAGCGAGAGCCTCCCACATAGATGCCGGAGAATCATCAGAAATTAAGTTTTCTTCAAATAACTCTTGAGCCACTTGATCAGGTGATCGGACTCCACCATAAAGCAATCCTCCAACCATGCCCTCGGAGCCTTCGTATTCTGCGCCAGGTTTGCGCCCAGTGCGCTTCCGATAAGCTGACCTAGACTCCATTGAGCCACCAGCCAAACCCTTGCCTACGTTCGCTATGAACCCATGCACCGGCATATCTTTAAGAACAGGAACATCTCCCGATTGCAATGCCTGCCCTTCCTTTTGTAAAATTTCCTGCTCTAACTCTTCCTGCTTTAACGCCTGACGAAATGCCGCTTCTTTTCGCAAAGACTTCATCGTGCGAGGATCAATAATCTCCGCTTGCTCAAATTCTTTTCCAAACGATTTAATAATTCTAGGAACATCTCTGCGAAGCTTGTTTAGCCTTTCAGCAATATCCTTAAAAACCATAGCCCTAGTCTCTGGTCTTTTAGCTCTGCGTTTTGCGTTTTCAGCAAGATCAGAAAGCATTTTTGTGTCACCTATTTGAAATGAAAGGTTAACCGGCTTTCCGTTCTCTTCAGTAATCGTAATATCAGCATCGTTAAAAATGACGTAGTTAGATGCGCCTTCTCCGTCTGCTCTACTAGCTCCATCAAGGTAGCGGATACCTTTAATGCCAATATCGTAAAGAGATTTTGACGCTATGCCCTCCTGACCTTCTTGTAGATTCATTCTGTCAACAAACTCAGAATAAATCTCACCGCCGTTGATTTTATCTGCGATGCGAGGAAAATCTTTAGAGTAGTCTTCTACCATTTCGCGAAGATTTTCTTGAACTACCTTGGGTTGCTTACTCAGCGGCTTATCCCAATCAAGAAGCTCGTCCTGCTCGACGTTTAGTTCTACGCTGTAGAGGGAGCCTTGTCTCTCCTCGTAAGAAACCCTCTCGGCAGCGTCTTGATTTTCTTCAAGCCATATCAAACCTTCTTCTGCTTCCTTTATTACCTGATCAGCATCAGTCCATAAGTCAGGATTTTTTTTGGCTGATCTTATGCGGCTTTCCAACCTTTGCTTCTCTTTCCCGATTTCTTCATCAATGCCAATATTTTCAAGAAAAATAATATCTGGAACTCCTGCCTCCCTTGATGACTTCCCATCCAACAACCATCTTGGTGAGAACCTAGATTGACTTGAAAGTTGCTTCCGATATGCCTCCCCTATCTCCCGCGATTCTGCAAAGTAAAGCCCATACCCGTAAGCCTGAGCGCCCTCGCCCGTGCCGATCTGCTCAGTGCTGAATTTATCAACTTTGTGTGGAGTGCCGTGGAAAGCAGAAATTGAAAAACTAGCAGGCCCAACAACCCCGCCATCCTTAGTTGGAAAAGTTTGGGTATTGGCTGTCAGAGTGACCTCGGACCGGCCGAGGGAGAAGCTAACCTCTTCTAAACCTGCTACGCGACCCTCATCTTTAAATTTAAGAACTTCGCCAGCTAAAGGACGCGCGCCTTTTCTTGGGTTAAAAATATCAAGAACATTAACCCGTTTTGGAAGCTTACCATAAGGTTTGCCTTTGAGAATCATTGGGTAACTTCTATGTGGAGCTACTCCTAAATCTTCTGCTGAAGTTACATTTTTCGCTTGCCCTTTTTCAATACTAACAATTCCTAATACGTCTCCAGTATTAATGTCTCGCGTATTATCAACCTCCATTAACTCAATCATGCGAGTAACATCAGGCATTCCTTGCTTTACATAAGCGGTCGCTCCAAGTTTTTGAGCAGTGACATTTCCTTTTACGTTTAAACTTGTAGAAAACATTTTAGAGCCACGACTATCAAAAGTTCCTCCATTTTCTTTTAAGAGAGAACTAAAAAATTGATCGATAGACTTCCAATCGTTTTTATTCTTTTTTGCCCAAGGCGCTAGCTCCTTAACACTAGGAGACTTACCCTTTTTTCTAGCGCTTTCATTTTCTTTTCTTTGAGCGTTTTTCTGGGCAGTCGTGTAGTTTTTAACACCTTGATCACGAACTTTGTTTAAAATTTCTAATGCTTTCTTTTCACTAATAGCCCCTGACTTTATTGCCCATTTAAGCTCTTCAGTATACGCCATCGCAAAGGTTTCATTCCCTGTAATATTTCCTGTCTGATAAGCAAAAACCAAAGCCAGCCCATCTCTAGCGTCAGCAGCATTAGCAATTCCAGAGTGCATACTATCGCTGCTAACTGCCCATGCCGCTCCTTTATGATGAAGAGGGTAATCAATTCCTCCTTGGCATTCTATAGAAATTCCCGACTTAGGGTCTAATCCTTTGTAAGTGCCAACCCTCATTCTGTCGGCGTAAAACCCAAATAATTTTTTACCTTTAACGTCAGAAGGTTTTAATGTTTTCCATTCTGGCGAAAGACTAAACGAAACTTGATCACCCTCAAAACCAATTTCGGCAAGTTTATCATCATCGATCTCAACATCGGCTAAAGTCCCAGGCTCATCTTCAATACCTTCTTTAATTTCTGTTTCAGTAAGAGGTTCTCCTTGCTCGTCTCCGTCTCTATCTTTGTAAGGCTTAACATCTTCTGCTAAAGAATACGGCACATCTACCATTTTCCCGTCTACCATCTGAACAGGCACGGCATCACGCTCTGATTCAAATGACTCCTGCGAAGTTTTGCCAACAAGCATATCGGAAAGAGCATCAAGCTGGACAGAGCTAAGTTTCCCTTCTCGTTCTGCCTTTTTCATTACTGCTGCCCTGCGAAGCGCTAAACCGAAAAATTCTTTTATTGCGTCAACAAATGCTTTTAGCTGAACCGCGCCAGGCCTACGCGAACGAACCATTGCTGAAAGGTTTTTACTAAGAAGCTGTCTCATTTTAGACTTCTTTCCATTTCGCGTTCTAAGGGCTAACACCTCGGCTAGTTCCGCGACAGCTTCATCTAAAGCTACTTCTTGATTACTTTCTGACATTTCATCAAAAGTAGCCGGAAGAAACCTATCTCCCTCATCAAGCATTCCATCTAGGGCTTTAAGAGATCCAATTTGCTGAGACCTAGACCATTTGCCATTTGCCATCAATATCCTTCGTTTGCCATGACCTCGCTCATGTATAAGCGTTAAAATACTTGATCCATTGAAAATCTTAGTGGCAGCTTCTTTGCGGCCCATCTGACCAGCAGGTATATAAACACCAAAAATAGTCTGGCCTCCAGACATGACCTCTTCGGTTACTTCTCCTGTCCCGCCGTTTCTTTGCTCAATAAGCTTAGCCTCAGTCTCAATGCGAGCATCTGATCCAGGTAGTTCAACTAAAGCGTCAGCTTGCGTAAACGTCCGAGTCTCAATCTCCACCATTTCCCCAGACTCATCTACATCAAGCCTGCCAGCCTCAAACTTGGAAAGCAGCTCGTCAAACGCTGCCTGTCTCTGGCTTTCCTTTACGCCAAAGATTTCAAACACAGTTTCTGTAGCCTGTTGAGCAGTCTCTAAGGTAGCGATAATATCGCCACTTTCTGTATTATAAACTTCATACCCTTTCTTTTTAGGGTCCATTCTGACACCAGGCGAAATTCTTAACTGACTAAACTCTGCTTGAGTTTTCTTAGCCATTTCGTTCAGCTTGGCTAAATTAGCAACTGCTTCTTTAGTCTCCGGTCTTGTGGGGTCTTGAGACTCAAGCATCTCAAAAAACGCTTTGCGTTTGCCAATATCCTCTGATTCTTGAAAGTTCTGAACTTTTTCTTTTTCGTATCCACTTGCAACAAGCTCATCAGTGCTTGCCTCATTAGCCATAGCAATTGATTTGTCTACACCTCTATCTCTAACAAAAGCCCCTAATGAAGCATATGGAGAAATAGAAAGAAATGTTTCTAAATTTCTAGATCCAAAATTATCCCAGTGAGCATCCCAGTCAGCTTCTGGTATGTCATTTTTAAGCCCATTTAAAACATCATTTCCAACTTCTGAAAGAATTGCTTGGATTTCTTCAGTTGTGGTTTCTGCTCCACTTCTAGCTAACGCTTGTAAAGTTACCCTAAAATGTTTTTGAGTAATCTTATTAACCACATTGTCTAAAACAGGAAGCTTTCTAGTTACTGCCCCTAATCCAATTCGCTCAGGTATAAACTGAAGTAACGCAATTGGAGACCCAACAGTAGTTGCAAGTTTGTTAGACTCCTCTCTAGAAACACCAGCGTCTATTGCTCTCAAATAGTAATCTTCTTGGTTTGACTCCATAAGAAGACCCATTGTTCCAGCAGGCCCAGTTAAAATACTTCCGGCAATACTAAATCCAACGCCAGGAGTGGCATACAATGCTTTTTCGGCACTAGATAAAAAGGTATCTTCTTCTGCTAAAAGTTTAATTGGATCACGCTGATCTCTAAACCTTCTAATCTCAGCTAAAAACCCATTAACTTTATCGCGATAAAGAACGTCTTCGGCTACAAAATCTGCTCCAGTAGAACCAGCAGAAATGCCTGACAATAAATCAAAAAAACCTTCTTTAAACTTTCTTGAAAAGCTTTCAAAATCTCTTCCCGTAGACTTGGCCAAGTTAGACAAAAGCCCCTCTTCTCCTTTAGTTGCCAAGGTCTGCTTCTCAATAAAACCTAAAAGTTTAGCGGTTCTTGAAAATTCTTCTTCGTCTAAATCTTCTATTAAACGCAAAGAAGAATCCATGTCATTATTCCTAATAAACTTATCAAGATTTCTGACAATAGGTATAACATCATTAAACTCATCTTCAAAAGCTTGCTTAAACGATTTGAATTTATTAGCGGCTGCTGCTGGATCTTTTTGATAAACAGGATCAGCTTTAGCTGCCTCACCCCATGAAGCGTCATATTTACTCCATCCAGTTAATGCTGAAAGCAAAGCCTCGTTACGAATAGTTTCATTGAAAGCAACTTGATCTCTTTTCTCTGTAGCCCTATTAGTTAAAGCGATAACAAAAGCTTGCTCAGGATCTCCTAAATCTTCAGAAAGATCTTTGCCAAATAATTGCTTGTAAGCTTGTCCTCTGCCTATTTCGTATTCAGAGATTGTTGGAGGGTCATAACCAAGCTCTACCTCCATAGTGGCTCTAATTAATGCTTGGTTTTTGACCGACTTGCTCGACTGTGGAGAAAAGTTTTCGTAATCTAAAAGAGCGCTATCAATATTACCTAAAGACTCTCTTACCCAGTTGTTTTGAGCAACAAGCTTTTCACTTTCAATTTGGGACAATTGAGGCTCTTCTTGAACAGAATCGTCAAAATTTATAACATCAGAAATATTGTTTTCTGCATCTTTTAACAACTGATTATAATCAAGTTTTTCCTGTTTATTTTTAATTTCTGCAGATTCTTCAACTTTTGGAGCAAACCTTTCATCTGTAATCCCTTCAATATACGGAGGATCATCAGGAACTGTCATAGGCTCAGTAGATTTCTCTTTTTCTGGAGTATACCTCTGATCTGTTACACCTGGCACAA